CTTACCACCCGCCGCCGTGCTTTTCTCCATTGCCGCGGTGATTTCATCTACTGATATGGTACCCTTGCTGATACGATCATACAAGCTACCCATTGACTCGCCTGTGCTGTTTACAATCTCTTGTAGTGGATTGAATCCACTATCAATCATCATGTTGATATCTTCTAGTGATACCTTACCACTTGAGGTCATTTTACCAAATGCCCTGGTCAAGGTTTCTAGCTTCGCGGCATTACCCTGTGAGATATCACCGAGCATCTGCAGGTCTTTCCCTGCATCCTGTGTTGAACGACCGAAAGACATGAGTGTTTGTGTAGCCTTTGCCAAGTCCTCAAACTCAAACGGTGTAGAAGCGCCCATCTTCTTTAAATCTGCTACAACTGTCGCCGCCGCTTCTGCACTGCCTGTCATAACCTCGAAAGACGTTGAGTACTGTTCTAAGTTTGCATTGTACTTGACTGCCGCAACGCCTACGCCTGCGATGGCTGTAGACACGCCTGCAAGAGCTGTGAGCATTCCCTTAGCCGCACTGACTGCCACGCCTGCAGCACTGCTAAAACCTTTCCCTATCTTACCTAAGCCCGCGTTAGCACCTGAAGAATCTATACTGGTATCACCTGTTACTGTAAAATCAGCCACTATATGTCACTCCCTTCTAAAAAGAACTGGCACATAATGGCTCTGTCTTGCTTCATTTCAAATTTATTTTTATCTCAAACTCTTTCTTGCACCCTTTGTTCTTACACCTTATAAAAACGCCTGTACAAGATGCCTTGTCGGCATACCATACAGGCATTCTGTAACCACAGTGGGGGCATACTACTTGTTTTTTCTGCATTTAGCTTTAGCCTCCGCGTATCTTTTGTTCATCTTATCTAGGTAGGCTTTGTCTTTCTGTTCCTGTGTCATAGGTGGTACTGGTAATGCTTTCAGTGCATATAACTTTTGCATCTTGAGAACCTGTTTTCGTTCTGCACTCTTAAACTCATTCGCATCTAAGCTGCGATACATTAGTCTGTCGTGCATTGGCGTGTCTTTTGGTAATGTAAAAAACAAATTCCTAAACTCCCACCAGTGCATCTTTGTTTCTTGTAGCCTTATACCGTGCCCTGTGAGGAAAGAAGTGTATATCAATCCTGCTTCTTCTTCGAAGTCATATAAACGTCTAGGGTTTGTTGTTCCTCCAAAGCTCTCTTTTACATCTTCCCCACCCCTGTAAAACCAAAGCATTTTATCCCACGCACACGATACGTCTGACACTTCTGTTTCATAAAACATCGTGAGTGCTAGATCTATTTTATCAACATCTTTTATAGCATCATCTAGCAGTAAAGACTCAAACATAATCATAACACGATAGTCGGAACGGACAGGAAAACCATTAATCTGTGTTGGTGGCTTGTCTATTAGAATGTTAAACATTTTACACTCCTAGACGGTCAACCTGATATTTTTTAATCTTTTCTTGCACTGCATTTTCAGCTTTTGTAATCTCCGTACATACCTCTGAAAAAGCGCCTATGCAGTCTAACCATCTGCTAGTATCTATGTTCAGCTTGTTTGCTTCTGTATCACCTAATAAGTCATGCACTGCCTTGTCGCATACCATAGCTATCTCGTCATAAGAAGCCTTCTTTGACTGTAGTGCCTCTGCTGCCGCCTTCATGCTTGGCTTTGCGTCCTCGATTCTCTTAGCATCCTCATTTCTTTCGATATCAATATCTAGCTCAATTCCTTTTACTGTAATCATTCTTTCTTTTCCTCCTGTGAGTTGTTTATGCTGACACGTAAGTGTATGCCGTTGGTTTGTCTGATACAATTAAATCAATTGAGAAAGCCGCATTGTTCTGCGCGTCCCCTGTTTCATCTTCGTTCACGATGATGTTTACATTACCTTGCTCTCCAAGTCCTGTAAGCATATTGAAGTAGACGTATGGAACATTTACCGCAGAGCCGGTACCATATTTGATCGCATGAGATAGACAGTAATCTTGGAAGGTATCGCCAATCATTCTATCCCCTGGCACTGTGAACTGTCTCTTTGTGCCTGTCTTTGCTGTGGTTGCACCACTTAAATAGCTCTTATCCTGTGTAACTGGATTGAGCACCGCACCATGGCTTGTAACACTCTCTCTAGCCACTGCATACGCCCCAACAAGAGCATTTTTTAAGGCTGACACGTCTATTGCGAGCACAAAGTCGTCTGTCATAACCTGCCCCTCATATCCTGCACTGGTTGTCTTACCTGCCATTAAAGTTGATACTAACATATTTTTAAGCCTCCTTTTCATAGTACGTAATCTGTAGGGGTATCTGATATCTTGCGGTATCCGCGCCCGCCTCGAAGATGTACGCTGTTGATGTTGTTTTAATATTTCTTACCTGTTTATTTGTACCCATATCAGGAAAGTTTCTAGCTTTGTTCTGCGTTTGTACCCAGTCTGATAAGCTGTCATAAAATCCACTATTTGCTATGTTGTCTAGGATGTCAACGCTGTAAGAATTGCGACTGGCTATCATATAACTTTTCTGCTTGAGCGCCCCACCTAGGTACTGTCTTAATACTGCCACCACCGGAACATCTTCTATTGTGTACTCTGTAGGACTTGCACCCAGGTAGTTGGCATTGAACCTGTTATTAGAATCTATCAGGGTGCACTCTTGTAGCCACGTTCTAACTCCATCTATTAAAACTACATCTGCCATTAAAATGCCTCCCCTACTCTATTCTTTAAGAACTGCCGCAAATGGTCAAGATTATCTGCTTTCATACGTTCGCCCCAATGTGCCCCTCGCATACCGCCCGTCTGACTGCCTGTGGTACCTTGTCTGTAGTACTGCTGCGCCGCATAGGGTGTGTTCCACATTAAAAGCCCGTCCTCTGGTCTACTTGACAGTAACGCCGAAGCAATCAGCATACCTGTATCTTTTGGTACATACTTATCACATAGTCGCAAGCACTCGTTAGAGAACTCTGTTTGTGCATTCTGCATACCTTGTGTGGCTTTCGGACCATATCCCTGCTTCCACTCGATAGATATCTTTATCTTACCCGCCTTTGTAGCGATTTGGTAGGCATCACCTTTCGGTGTAGAAATTATCAGTTTCCTATTGGCCATTTAATCACCTTCCATACAGTACCTACTTCCCAACCACTTTGACGTGTGGTGTAACTACATTTTCTGTGTTCTTCGAGTACCCCAAGATTGTCATAACTTCATCAAACGTTTTCTCAATATCTACAAAGGTGTGTCCTGTGAGTCCTGTAACTTCAAACGTTGTGGCACCCCTTACAATCTTGTCGCCATCCTGTAAAGTATAACTGACTGCTTTCTGTACTGTAGATAGTCCTGCCCACACTCTAGGGCTTACAAATAACTTGTTGTTCTCTACTACGATATCGTCAGGCAGACGTACTATAAATTCATCCGCACGTACAAGTCCTGTAGTTAGTACCCCCCTTACCTCTTTTGCATACCAGTGCACGCCATAAATTGTCGTTCTTTGGTAGGCATCCTTGCCCGCTACTGTGTGCCGGTTATAGATTGTGATGTCTGCATTTGTGACCATCTATCTACCCCCGTAAGCAAGGTTGAAAGGAAAAGTCAAGTATTCTCTACATATTGCCGAGTCTTGTGCATCTAGCGCCGCTACAAGCTCTGCACCACTCTGATAAGACTGCGAAAATCCGTCGTTACTTTCACTTGTGATGGTACCACCTTGTGTTGCCTTTGTAGTCTTTTCTTTTCTCAAACACCAGTCTGCATAAGCACAGCAAGCGTACTTTAAAGGTGTTGCCATTGCTGTAGGTGCTGTAGCTGCCGCCCCGTTTGTAATGTTGTCTATGTGCATAGATGCTTTCGGTGCATAGATAGCAAAAAGAGCCGCGGTCATGTCACCGCCATATGTACCTGTATAAAAAGTATAATCTGCGTATGTAGCCATGCCTTAGCCCTCCCTGTACTTATCTTTTACGTGTTACCGCCGCGGTTGCTTTTGCTCCCGCCTTGGGTGTCTCTTTCTTTGGTTCCGGTACTACTTCTGGTACTACTTCCGGTACTACTTCTGGTACTACTTCCGGTACTACTTCTGGTACTACTTCCGGTACTACTTCTGGTACTACTTCCGGTACTACTTCTGGTACTACTTCCGGTACTGGCTTTGGTGCGGGTTTCTTGTCTGTCATGCTAGATAACTCCTTACCCGCAAACCCTAGTTTTGCCTTAACCTCCGTCTCTGAAAGATAACCTTTTGCCGCTATGTTCTGCGGCGTTGCCCCTATGCGGTATCCATTTTTGAATACCACACAAGGATGAAACTTTCCGTTTACTATCGCGTAGGGTTTCCCCTCAAAAATTGCAAAATACATAGTAATGCCGCCCTTTCTGTTCCTTATCCGTTAGACTTAATAACGCCAATTCTAACATTTTTAGCATCTGCCACGAGTGACCAGTTAGATGTTGTGCTGAGCTCTGCCAAAGTAGGTGACTCTTCCACGGTATTTGCAAAGGCAAATGACAATCCGTTTGGATGTAAAACCTTACCTTGTTTTGTGTAAACCTTGTCGATACCCGCAGAAGTCTGAGGATCATAATCTACATAGTATGGTTTCTCGTAGTTTGTCTTATCAGCAGACAAGAACGCACCTTCGCCGAACAGGTAAGTACTGTATACCAAGTTGCCGAAAGAATCGGTAGCAACAGTATCTCTATCTGTCTTAATTACAATCTTACCGCCGATGGTAGGAAGTGTAATCTCTACTTCAATCGCATCTGGTCGTGTGTATTTAGCATACTCAACCAAGCCAAGAGCCTGATAATGCGCATAAATCATAGAATGCATTACAACTAAGCCGTCGCCGCCTGCCATGTCGCCAAGGGCTTTCTGATCTGCATAGATCAGTGTATCTGCTGCAATTTTATTTCCCACTACTACTGTAGAGGTGTCACTAGAAATATCTGATACGTGTGTCACAAGAGCTGTCAAGCCGAGTACCGCTTTCGCAATGCTCATTAGATACACCTGCCATGCCTGTAGGTAGTAATCTGAAATAGAAGCCTGTACGTGACCGATAGGATCGGCACCAGTAAGCTCTTTTGTGAAGTCTTTTGACTTCCATGCTTTCATTAACTGAATAAGCATAGCAGACTGTTTCTTTCCTGTGAGTTCTCCAGGTGCGTTGTCTGTCTTGCCATCGTTGTTAAGAGGCATATTGCCCACTGCTGAAATAGGTGTGTACATTGGCAGTGTTGCCACGTTACCCTTTTCACCTATTAAGTCCATGATCGTAGGATCTTCTCTTACG